ACTGCGGAGGAGTTATATATAAAATCAAAAGAAACTGTAAAGTATTCTAATGATGAACTACTAGACAAGATTAAACACTATAAAGAGTTGGTAGATAGTTTATAAAAGTATATCTTTGGGTATTCTGTTTTGTTAAGGAAAAGGGGTTTGGCTATATGTCAAGCCTTTTTTTTTGCTTTTTTTTAAAATATAGTTGTGTTATTAAATAAAATGTTTATATTGCGGTATATTAATTAACTAAAACAGAATATTATGACACTTACAAAACAATTATTGCAGACACAAGATTTAGAGTTTACAAACTCACAAGAAGATTTGATTGAGGTTACAACATTAAATGACAAGTTTAACTTATGGCTTAATGGAGATATAATAAAAAGCACAAAATCTTTAAAACCTATACAAGAAAAATTAAATTTTTTACTAACTAAATAAAACAGAATGAGAACACAGAAACACGATTTAAAAGGCAAGATTAAAAAATTTGAATTAGAGTTGTACGAAGCAATCCTAAAAGAAGATGCAACATTACAAATTAGAATTAAAGAAAATTTAGATGTATTAAAGTCAACCTTATACAACATACAATAATGGCAACTAACTTTTCACAAGAAACTGCACAGACAAAATTTGATGAGTATACATATAGAATAGAAGCTTTATGTAATAAGATAGAAGAACTAAAAGCACAAATAGAAGTATCACAAATATTTAAACAATAAAATAATTTAAGAACTTTTTTATAAAAGTAGTTGTTTTTAGAGTTATTATTTATATATTTGTTTTTTATTAATTAAACAAACAGAAAATTATGAAAGTAAAAGTAAAAGATGTAAGTCCAAACCCTTACAGAAACATTGAGCATTATCCTTTGAACAAAGAAAAGATAATTGCATTAACACAATCTATTGAAAAAACTGGCTTTTGGGATAACCTTGTTGCTCGTGAATTAGATGGTAAAATACAAATAGCTTATGGACACCACCGTATTGAAGCATTAAGACTTGCAGAGGGTTTTGGTTATGATTTTGAATTTGAGTTACCTATTAAAGAAATTGATAATGGTACAATGATACAAATAATGGCTAATGAGAATATGCAAGAATGGGGACACGACATTACGGTTATTGATGAAACCGTAAAGGTTACCAAAGAATATTTAGAGAATGATTATGCGTTTGTAGCAGCTAAAAGCGCATCTCATTATAAAACAAATGATAGATATAAAAAAACTGCATCTGGTAAAGACATAGCAGATTTTTTAGGTTGGAGCACTGGTAAAGTACAAACATCATTAAGACGTATAGAGGCTATTGAAAGTGGTAAGGTTTCAAAGATTGCTTTAGAAACATTTCAGCCAGAAAAATCTAAACACTTTTTAAAATCAGTTACAAATCACGATTTTACACAAAAAGAACAAGAAGAAATTGCTATTGAATTAGTTGAAAAAGATGTAAGCCGCAAAGATTTTAAACAGGTTCTTGAAGCAAAAGCTTTTGAAAAAAAATACGGTAAAGACTTTGGTAAAAAGAAAGCAGAAAAAACAGACCAAAAAATAAAAGAGTTTGATGATGCTTTAGGACAAATAGCAGATGATATAACATCATTATCTGACAAGTTTTTAAAGTTAATCAACCTTAAAGAAGAATTAAAAAACGTTACAAGCAAAAAAGGCTTATTTAATCTCAAACTTTTATTTATGGCTTTTGGTAACTTAGAAATAAGAATGGATAGGTTTCAAGATGCAATGGTAAAAAACACAGAAGATATTACAGAAGATTATTTACAAGAAGTTAAACAATTAAAACAATAATAGAAATGAAAAAGTTATCAGTAAAACAGAAAATAGCAGATGTATTAATGGAAAACGAAAATGGTTTTTTATCTATTGAACAAATTGCAGAAATAGCATATGAAGATGCTTATATGAAAGAAACAAAAAAACACCTAAACGGTTTAATAAAAAGAAATATAACACACGCAATAGCTATACTTTCAGAAGAAGGGTTTTTAGTTATTAAAGATTTAGAAAGATGTGTAAACTCTGTTAAAATGACACATAAAAAAGTCAATGGATATAAAATAGCAGATAGCGAGGATAGTGAAACGGTGCTTTTAAACTTAAGAAGTAAGGGTGAGCGTTTAGAAATAGCAACACAAGTTAAGTTGAATTTTGAAAGTTTAGTAACAGATAATAAACTATTAATCAACTAACAAAAACAAAATGGATAGAGAAAAATTATTAGATTTGTACAAGAAGTACGATTTAGAAAAAACAGATGTATACAAGCACCAGCACTTTCTTATAATTACAAGGTCTGGGATAGAACGTATTGCAGCAAAAGAAAACATATCAATCAATTACGAGGTTGTAAAATGTGAACCTAGCTTTGCGGTTGTAAAAGCCTATGCAAAAAAAGAGGGTGTAGAAATACAAACTTTTGGAAGTGCATTAAAAGGTGCTAACTATAAAGACGGTAATTGCAATAGTTGGTATGTAATGGAGATGGCAGAAAAAAGAGCATTGTCTAGAAGTGTACTAAAACTAACTGGCTTTTATGAACTTGGAGTATTTGGTGAAGATGAAAGTGATGACTTTAAAAGAAAATAGATATGATAAGCAATGAAATTTTTGAACATTACCGAATAAAACAAAGGGAGGTTAAAAAGGCTAAAATTCTTTTAAAGCTTAATGGATATTCGATTATAAAAATAACAGACATTAAAATAAATAAAACACGAGGTGTTGCGTGTATTGACAACACCAAAATTTAATTTATATATTATGGGTGCAATAATTAATGGAAGTATTCGAGTGGATAAAATGCCAAAAGAAAAATTTGTAAAGGGCCGCGACGGAGCAGTATATTACAATTTTACAATAGGAATACAAGATGAAACCAGGTATGGTAACAACGTAGCTTTTATGGATAGCCAAACCAAAGAAGAAAGAGAAGCAAAGGTTGCTAAAAATTATCTCGGCAATGGTAAGGTAGTTTGGATGAGTGAGCAAGGTGTAACGGTTGCAGAAAGAGATGACCAACCACAAACGGTAAGTGAGCCAGCAAGTGATGGCTTACCATTTTAATTAGCCAATTAAGGGTGTGAGTTTTTAACTTGCACCTTTTTTTTATATATTTAACAAATGACAGAAAAAGAAACAGAACAAAATATGTTGATGGAATTTATTGCAGATACTTGCAAGATAGACATTGATGAAAAAATAGATTACCCACCAGTATGTTTAAGCTATGGTGAAAAGGTTATACAATCAGATAAAGGTGATACCATCATACCAATTGCTTTAGGAACTTATGGCAACCTTTCAGTTATTACTGCACCACCAAAAACAAGAAAGAGTTTTTTTTGTAGCCTTTTAGCAAGTGCGTATTTAAGTGGTTCAAATATTTATAGTGGACAAATAAAAGGTCATAGAGGTAATGGTGATTTAATTTATATAGATACAGAGCAAGGAACCTGGCACGCATCCAAAGTATTTTGCAGACCATTAGATATGGATAGCACCATACCGAAAGATAAATATCATACGTTTGCATTGCGGACAATAGGTTATAAAGAACGTTTACAATTTTTAGAACACTATTTAAAGGAACACATAAAAGAGCCATCTTTGGTCATTTTAGATGGAGTAGCCGATATGTGCAATGATGTAAATTCTATTGAACAAAGCAATAATTTAGTTAGTGCATTAATGAGAATAAGCCAACAACAAAACGTGCATATTATAAATGTAATACACCAAAACTTTGGTAGTGCTAAACTTGGAACTGGTCATTTAGGTTCAGCATTAGAAAAGAAAGCAGAAACGGTAATAAGTTTAGAAGCAAATACAGTCAATAAGGATTGGACTACGGTAAAGTGTGGCAGAAGTAGAGGGTATTGCTTTGATACATTTAGCTTTGAAGTAAACGAAAAAGGGTTGCCAATAATAGTTGGTGATTTATATGACCCATTAAAATAGTATGGTACAAAGAACAATGATATTAGTTGCTGCAAAGCATAAAGAATGGTTAGAGATAGTTTTATCCTTTGGTTGCAAAAAAGAAGTGGCAGAAGATTTAGTACAAGAAATGTATATTAAAATACAACTCAAACTTGAAAAGGGTTTAGATATAATGTACAACGAAAAAGAAATAAACTACTACTACATCTTCAAAACATTAAGAACATTGTTTTACGATTTAAAAAGAAAGGGTAAAAACATTACTATGGTATCTATGGATAATATTCAATTAACAACCTCGGATGTAAACTTTACTGAACCATACGATAAAATACAAGAAGAACTATCTAAAATGTTCTGGTATGATAGGAAAGTGTTTGAGATAATTAATGAGGGTGAAAGCATAGCAGAATTTTCTAGGAAAAGTATGATACATTATTATTCTATTTACAACACATATAACAAAGTCAAGAATAAATTAAAGAAACTATTATGAAACACAACGGAGATTTTAGACACGATTTAGAAATAGGACAAGTAAAAGAAAAAGAACTTGCCGATATTTTTGAGGGTAGCACCATAGAAGTTAAAAGAGATTTAAGAGCATTAGAAACTGGTAATGTATTTGTTGAGTACTATAACTTAAGAAGTAAAACAAAAAGTGGTATATCTACAACAGAAGCAGAATTTTATTGCTTTGCTATTGAAGACACGTTTCACATTATCAAAACATCTCTTTTAAAAGATAGATGCAGAGATTATATAGGAACAAAAAAAGATGTGCTAGGTGGTGATAGTAACACAAGTAAAGGAATATTATTAAAAATACAAGAACTGATATGAAACTAGGAAACATTATTTATTACATAACTAAATATACTGGTATAAAATACCTGGTAGATAAATACCACAAATTAAGAGGTACTAAATGTGATTGCAACAACAGAAGAAAAAAGTTAAATGAAATTAAAATAGATAGATGGTAAAATTTAATAAACAAGATTTTAAAAGCTGGAGTAACTTTAGGTCTGAACCCAAAAGCACATTGCAACCTTATGAGTTTGATTTAATTTGTCAGTTACACGCAACCTACTACAAACATAAATTTCAAAAACCTTGCACTTGCAATCCAAAAAAAATAAAGTTATGGATAAAACAGCTTAACATAATTTGGAACAATGGGGTTGAAGAAAATTAATGAATGGGAAAAGGCAGTTGTGTTTGTTCTTAATCTTGATGGCTGGGATTTAGAATGGTGTGGTGAGGGTAACACAAGATACGATGCAAAAGGTAAAACACCTAAAGGCAAAAATTGCGTTATAGAGATGAAATTTCGCAACAAGCACTATGAAGACAAGATGCTTGAAAAAGACAAGTACGATGCTTTAATGTCACTTGATGATGAAGTAAAGATATACTTTGTAAATGACCCTAAAGGAAACTTTATGTATTGGCTTAACACTTTAGAGATGCCAAAGACAGTAAAGAAGTATTGTCCAGATACTACAATGTGGACAAAGAAAAGATTGCTTAAAGATGTTTACTTGCTTAAAGAAAACCAAGCAGTTAGAATTAATATAAATATAGAACCAAATTAGTTGTTAAATGTTTTGTTTATAATATAGATTAATGTATATTGCGCTATGATAGTAAACGAAGCAGCTTGGGAAAAGTTAAAAAAGCAAATAGAATATCATACTGAACAAGATAGTGAGATAACAGATGTGCAAATTAACTACCAAGTAAAACCAGGTAAAAAGAATTATTTAAAACTTAACATAACAATAGACAAATGGGACAAGATAACAGGATAGACAGACTACAAGCAAGAATGGAAGAACAACAAGAACTAATTGCAGTACTTTACAAGCAACTAGATGAAAAAGACAATCACACATATGTAGGTGAAACACATACCTTACATTGTTCTGATGGTGAACTTGTAATAGGTTACGGTAATGTAGATGAAGATAAGACACTTGTAATGGATGCTGACCAGCTTTTTAGAGACTTACCAAGTATTATTAGTATGGTGTGCAAAGAACAAAAGAAGATACAACAGATGCACCTAGAAATGATTAAAATAGCACAAGCAGAATTATGATTTTATTAGTAGATGCAGATAGTTTAATCTTTGCTAGTTGTTATCGTAAAAGAGAAACACCAGATGATGAAAAGTACTACACCAATATAGAGGATAGTAGAAACAAGTTTGACCAAGGTTATATGAAAATTGTTAACGACTTGGAGGAAAAATATACAATAGACAAAGTGCTTTGCTTTAGTGGTTCAAAGGGTAATTTTAGAAAGCTTATTACAAAGAAGTATAAAGACAATAGAAAGAAGCAAGAACTACCTCCGCTTTTAAATGAGATGCACCAATTTGTGAAAGAACAATATGATAGCATATGGGGTTACGGTGTAGAAACAGATGATATGGTTGCTAGGTACTGGAAACAGATTAGTGATGATATTGGTAGGGATGAAGTTATGATAGTCAGCATAGATAAAGACTACAAACAGTTTCCTTGTTTGATGTATAACTATCACTATAAGCACCAGGTTGTTTTAGACATATCAGAAGAAGAAGCTATGTACAATTTCTATGAGCAAATGATTGTAGGTGATACTGCTGACAATGTAAACTACTTTAAAGGCAAGGGAGTTAAGTTTGCGGAAAAGCATTTTAAAGATTGCAACACAAAATACCAATACACAAGAAAGCTATACGAATTATTTAAACAAGAATACAAAGGTAAAGCAAGACAAAAATATACAGAGTGCTACCACCTTTTAAAATTAAGAACACAATGAAAGATAAAATAGTAGAAGATTTAAAAAGAGAGTTTGACATAAGAAGTTGTGTAGGAATAGACAAATACAAAACAACCCTACAAGACAACAAGCACGATGACTTTTTACAACACTTAAAAGAAGAATTAATGGATGCAGCTTTATATATCCAAAAACTACAAAGCAATGGTAAATGATTTAGAGATAGTCAAGGAAGCAATACAAAACCAAGACTATCAAGATGCAATTAAAATGTTAACCGAAATACAAGAAGATTTAAAAATATTAGCTTTATGCAAAACGATATAGACAAACTAGAAACACCAGAACAAATAAGTGATTTGCTTATACAATTATCTGGAATAGATATATACAAACAAACCAGGCAAACAGAATATGTAGAACATCGTGCTTTACTTTGTCATATATTAAGAAACAAACTAGATATGAGATGGGTAAGCATATCAGACTTTATAAAATCAAACGGTAAATCATTTGACCACGCCACTGCAATACACGCAAACAAAATGTACCCTATCTATAAACAATCAAGATTTGATTACTATGATAAACTAGAAAGTAATTTTATAGTAAGGTCACAATTACAATACAGCCAATTGTCGAGATTAGAGATTATAGAAAAAAAACACGAAGCACTAGAAAAAGATTATTTTAAAGCAATAGAAAAACTAAACAAACTAACAAAAGAAAGTAGCTTAACACATAATGAAAAGAAATACAGAAACCTAGAAGAAGAACAACAAGATATGTATGATGAAAGAGCAGCTTTAGTATTAAGGTCTTTTGAATGGAAACAAAACAATAGTGAATACGAAGTAATAAACTGTGCAACGTGATTAAAAAAGAATGGCTATTTATGGAAACACCAAAAGAAAAAGCATACAACATATATAAGAAGTTTTACAATGTAGATGGTCAAGACTTTAACAATACAATAAGCGGTGATATAGCAAAGCAATGTGCAAAGCTGCATATAAGCATTATACTAGAAAGTGAGATACTAAAACCATCTAACAATATTGAATACTATCAAGAGGTGCTAAACGAAATAGAAAAGCTATGATTGATTTAATATTAGGTGATTGTTTAGAGGTTATGAAAGATATACCAGATGGAAGTGTTGATGCCATAATAACAGACCCGCCCTATGGTACAACCGCTTGTAAGTGGGATAGTGTAATACCTTTCGAGCCTATGTGGAAGCAGCTAAATAGAATTATTAAGCCAAACGGGGCTATTGTTTTATTTGGTTCAGAGCCTTTCAGCAGTGCTTTACGAATGAGTAACATTAAGAATTATAAGTATGATTGGGTTTGGAATAAGATAAACGGAAGTAATTTTCTAAACGCTAAAAGACAGCCATTAAGAAGTAATGAAAATATAAGCGTATTTTATAAGAAGCAATGCACATATAACCCTCAATTAATCGATAGGGATAAAAAAAATATTAGAGACCCTAAGAAAGAATATGGAAACGGAGAAGGAACTGTTTATGGTAAAACAAAGGCTAATTTTATGTTTAATGAAGGTCGCGAAATACCATTAAGAAAAGGTTATCCAAAAAACATAATAAGTATAAACAACAAAGAAAAAGAATTACACCCTTCTAAAGTTTTGCATAATACACAAAAACCTATTTTATTAATGGAGTACCTTATAAAAACCTACACAAACGAAAATGAAACGGTATTAGATTTCACTATGGGAAGTGGAAGCACAGGTGTAGCAGCAAAAAACTTAAACAGAAACTTTATAGGAATAGAACAAGACCAAAAATATTTTAACATAGCAGAACAAAGAATAAAAGAAACAGAATTTAAACTATTTTAATATGAGCAAGAAACTAATACAAAAGCTACAACAGCTATTAGACAAATTACCAAAGGGTAAAGAAAGAAAAGCAATAAGAGAAAGACTGTTAAACTTAAAGCTAAATAAAAACAAAGTTTAATTACGTTATATAATTGAATAAACAAATTTGTATCAAATGGATAAAAGAAAAAATAACGGTGGTGTAAGAGAGGGTGCAGGAAGACCAAAGAAAGCAGATGAACTTAAACTAATAGAAAAGCTAGATAACCTTATAGATAATGATGAGGTAATTAAAACACTAGGTAAACAAATTCTAAAGGGTGATAGTCGTGCTATGTCATTATACTTTGGTTACAGATATGGTAAGCCAAAAGAGAGTGTGGACATAACATCTTCTGATGGGTTTAATATTAACTTTAAAGATATCATCAAATTTAAGTGATAGACATAAACACAAAGTATGAACCTATCCAAACATCAGATGCAAGATATTATATTGTAACTGGTGGGCGTGGTTCAGGTAAGTCGTATTCTATAAACTTGCTTTTATTGTTGCTTACTTTTGAAGCTGGGCATACAATCTTATTTACAAGGTTTACACTATCATCTGCGTACATTTCTATTATACCAGAATTTATTGACAAGATAGAAACACTTAAACTACAAGACTATTTTCATATCACAAAGGATGAGGTTCGAAATAAGCTATCTGGTAGCAAGATAATCTTTCGTGGTATTCGCACATCTAGTGGTGACCAGTCTGCAAATTTAAAAAGTTTAACAAATGTTACAACTTGGGTAATGGATGAAGCAGAAGAATTAATGGATGAAAACATCTTTGACAAGATAGATTTAAGTGTTAGAAACCTAAAACAAAAGAATAGGGTAATACTAATTTTAAACCCAGTTACAAAAGAGCATTGGATATATAATAGATTTTTTGAAGATAAAGGTGTACAAGCTGGTTCTAATGCAACCAAAGGAAATACAAACTATATACACACAACTTATTTAGATAACATAGAAAACCTATCTAAAAGCTATTTAGAACAAATAGAAAACATCAAGAAACGCAGACCAGAGAAATACAAGCATCAGATGCTCGGTGGCTGGTTAGCAAAAGCAGAGGGTGTTATATTTAGTAATTGGCAGATAGGTGAATTTAAAAAAGTAGGTGTAAGTGTGTATGGCCAAGATTATGGTTTTGCAGCAGATGAAAATACTTTAGTAGAAACCAACATTGATAGCACAAACAAAATAATCTATTTAAAGGAGTGCTTTTATCTCAAAGGTCTTACCACATCAGAAATAGCTGAACTTAACCTTAAACACGCTAATAATAGCCTTATTGTAGGTGATAGTGCGGAAAGTAGATTACTACACGAACTAAAAGCAAAAGGTTGTAATGTAGTCAAAGCAATAAAAGGTCAAGGTTCAATAACCTATGGTATAGCTTTACTACAAGATTATGATTTGATAATTGAAGAAAACAGTATCAACCTCATCAAAGAACTAAACAACTATTCTTGGTTAGAAAAAAAGTCTAAAACACCACAAGATAAATTCAACCATATTATAGATGCAATCAGATATGCTGTATCATATCAACTACAAAACCCAAATAGAGGTAATTACTTTATCTCATAAAAGTTATTAAATTATTTGTTGGTATGTTATTTATTTGTATATTGCGCTATATTAATTTAACAAAACAGATATGAAAGAAATAATAAACAATTTAGAATATGTGATTGATGACATTGAAGCAAGGATATATAACAGCCTTGATAGAGATGAGGTGTGTATGCTTACAAGAGCAAAGCAAGAAGCTACAGCAACACTTACTACATTAAAATATATAAACCAATAAGCAAAAGGTGGGAGTTATCCGCTAACTTTAATACCTGGTCGTTGCGAGGTTACATAGGAGGCTACCCACTTTTTTTTAAAAACAAAACAGATGAAAGAATTAATAAACAAAATTTTAGTAAAAAGAAGCATCAGACCATATAAGGTAATAGCTTTATCAACTGGTGTAATTGTAGAACATTACCGAAATGGTAAACTTAAAACAGAATATTATGGATTGGTATAGCCCAGAAGAATACAAAGAGTACGAATGCACAGAGTGTGGTACAGAAATAGATAAGCCAGGTGTTTGTTCTGGTGCTTGTCACGAAGCAAGTATGATTTAGTTAGTTAAGTTAGTTTTGAGTAAGAGGCGCATCGTAAATGGTGTGCCTTTTTTTATTATATTTACTCTAGTATAAAAAACCATTTTAAAAACGTTATATAAGTATGAAAGTTGAATTGATAGTGCCAAGTGATTTATCTGAAATAACATTAAAGCAATACCAAAAGTTTCTAAAGCTGCAAGATAGCAATGAAGACAATTACTTTTTACAATGTAAGATGATAGAGATATTTTGCAACCTAGAAGCAAAGAATGTAAGGATGCTAAAGGTAGGTGATGCAAACAAAGTTGTTGAGGTTTTAAATAATATGTTTGAAGCAAAACCAGACTTAACAAGAAGATTTAAAATTGGTGGTGTTGAATATGGAATGATACCAAACCTAGATGACATTAGTTTAGGTGAGTATATAGATTTAGATACCTACATTGGTGATTGGCAAAATATGCAAATAGCAATGAATGTATTATATAGACCAATAGAAAAATCAATAGGGGAAAAATATACTATTGTAGACTATGAGGTTGATGCAAAAGAAAAGCTAGAAGAAATACCTATGGACATTGTTCTGGGGTCAATTTTTTTTTTTTACAATTTAGGGATAGAATTATCAATGGTTATGGTGAACTATTTGGAGCAGCCGCAGACGGACAACTTGATGCATCAACAAATTTTTCAAGAAAATATGGATGGTATCAAAACATCTTCTCTAGCCTCGCTCAAAACGATATTAGAAGAATTGAAGATATCACTAAATTAAACGTACATAAGTGCTTATATGCTCTAGAGTATATGAAAGAAAAAGCAGAACTAGAAGCAAAAAGAATTAAAAAAAATTTTAAATGAGCAATCAAGGTGTAAGAGGGTATTATCAATTAACCTCAACAATAGAAGAACAACTATTATTAGATGTAAATAACAACACCGTTTCTATTGGTGACATTACCGATGTAAACCTAAACAAGCAAGACATATTTCCATTAGCACATATCATTGTAAATAGTGTAAGTGTAGAAGAACAAGTGTTGAGGTTTAGCATTACTGTACTAGCTTGTGATATTGTAGACCAAACAAAGGATTTAACGACAAATAGATTTACTGGTAACACTAATGAGCAAGATATTCTAAACACGCAACTAGCGGTCTTAAATAGGCTTATACAACGTTTAAGAATGGGACAGCTACATCAAGATAAATACCAACTAGATGGCAACCCAAGTTTAGAACCTTTTATGGATAGGTTTGAAAACCAATTAGCTGGATGGTCAGCATCAATGGACATATTAATTTACAATGATATATACATCTGCTAATGGATTTTAACAACCTTGAGGCGGTTATGGATAGCTACGGTAAATACGTAGTGCAACAATCAAAATCAAACCTTACAAAAGATAAAAAAGGTGATGGTAATTTATATAATTCAATAAAGTTTGAGGTTATAGATGATAGCCAAGCAATGATAGTTGAGTTTTTTATGGCTGACTATGGAATGTTTGTAGATGAGGGGGTAAAAGGTGCAGACCCAAGTTTAGTTGATAATGCAAAATCTGGTAGAAAAGGAATACAGAAAGCACCATATAGTAAGTTTAAATATAAATCAAGAAGACCACCATTAAAAGCACTTGTTGATTGGGCGAAAAGAAAAAACATTAGGTTCAGAGTAAAGAAAGGTGAAAAGGGTGCTGGTCAATTTAAAAAAGGTAGTTATAAAGCAATGGGTTTTTGGCTGCAAAAAAGTATATATGCACAAGGGTTAAAACCAAATTATTTCTTTAGTAAACCTTTTGAAGCTGGTATTAAAAAATATGAATTAGATATGGGAAAAGCATTTGCAGAAGACATAAGGTCACAGATGGTATTCACCGAAAAATAAAAATATGGATTGGACATTAGGCATAGCATTTCATTACCCACATAACAGACTTATGTTAGGCTGGGAGTACATCGCAAGAGATGAAAGATATACATACACAACAATAAGGTTCTATTTGTTTATAGCAACCCTAACATTAGATTATTAAGATGGCAAATTTAGCATTAAGAAACCCACAATTTAAAAGTATAGCAATACCATCATCTGGTGTTTTGTCTACCGTATGCACAGTTACAATAGATGGAACTTTAAGATATACACTTGTAAAGAATGTAAAACCATCTACAACTATAAATTTTGACATTGCAGAACTTGCAAGAGATTACATTGAGATAACATACCAAACAAATTATATACCTCAAACAGTTTTAATAGCTATTGTACTAACTAATAAAGCTGGTTTAAATGGTACTGGTGCTAATGTTGGTTTAGATATATCTTCATCTGATAAAGGCTTTGAAGCCTATGGGGTTTTTACAGAGGGTGTAAACCCAGAAATACCTTTTGGTAGAAGTTTACCCACTTACTTAATACCTATAAACGAAACCACATCACCAGATACGTTTACAATATTAGCACCTAACAACCAAGCTGGTAGGTTACCAAGTATCACATCTTCAAGTGCTCTTATAGCAACATCATTTTCTGCATCTGCTACAAGTGTAACTGCCGAGGGTGTGGTTTGTAATATAAAAAGAATTGATTGCACAAAATATGGTGAGGGTAACAGAATTATCTACATCAATAAATATGGCGCACAGCAAGACTTATGGTTTTTTTTAAAAGAAACTAGAAACCTATCAAGAACAAATGAGGGTTACAAATCAAACACAATAACCTATCCTAGTGGTGGTGCAACATACTCTGTACAAGATGCACCAAACAAAGTATTTAACACACAAGCAAAACAAACGCACACATTTAGTAGTGGATATTATCCAGAGTTTGCTAATGAACAATTTGAAGAACTGCTATTAAGTGAGTTTATATGGTGGTCTACGTTTAAAAAAGGAAGTGGTATAGTTATACCTTTAAAGGTTAAAACCTCATCTATGGCTTTTAAAACAAGTGTGAACGATAGGCTAATAGAATACACAATAGAATTTGAAGAAGCATTTGATTACATAAACAACATTAGATAATGCGTAAACTACAATTATACATAGGTACTCAAAGAGTTGATTTATTTAAGGATGAAAGTGTTTCACTTACTCAAACTATAAAAAATGTAAAAGACTTAAAAAAGGTATTTACAGAATTTACCCAAACCTTTTCCGTACCAGCATCAAGTGTAAACAACAAAATATTTGAACACTATTATAATTTTAATATTAGTGATGGTTTTGATGCAAGGAAAAAATCAAGTGCAAGAATAGAATTAAATGATTTACCTTTTAAAGATGGTAAGATAGCTTTACAAGGTGTTGAGTTAAAAAACAATTTAGCACACACATACAAGATAACTTTCTTTGGTAATACAATTGATTTAAAAGATACATTAGGTGATGAACAATTAAGCAGTTTAAGTTTTTCTGATTTTTTTGATAGAACTTATGATTTTAGCACAGTAACAGATGTTATGAATGATGGTCTTACACCATTTATAGTGCCATTGATTACACATACAAACAGATTAATTTATAATAGTAGTGCATCCGCTTCAACAGATTATGACCCAGAAGCTACAATAAACAATATTGCTACAAACTCATCAGTAAATAAAAATGGGGTAGCCTGGAATGAGTTTAAGTATGCTGTAAGATTACAAAATATAATAGAAGCGATACAAACAAAATACAATATAACATTTTCAGATGATTTTTTTAATGATGCTACCAATGTGCAATTTTCTACATTGTATATGTGGCTACATAGAAAAAGCGGTTCAGTAGAAAGACCAACACAAGTTGATTTTGTTTTCACAAGACTAACTGATTTAGTACAAACTCAATCACAAGGAATTTCAAGTGTTACTAATGGTGTTATAACTGTAAATATTCCAAACAATTTGCAACCATTTTTTTTATCAGTTAATTTAACACAAGCATCATCAAACCCATATAGTGTACAAGTTATAAGAAATGGGGGTACAGTAGTTGGAGAATTAAATAGTGTTACAGGAAATCAACAATTAGTTGTTATAGCTGCAAATGGTTTTCAAAACAATTCAACATACACAATACAAATAGGTGGGGTAGTAACTTTTAATTCACAAAGTATTATTGTAAAAATTTCGGCAGCAGCCCCAGGTTCTTCAGCGGAAGATGAATATAAAAATAGCGCTGAATTTGTAACTAACCAAAGCAAAGAATTTAATATAGTTGAGCAAATACCAAAAATGAAGATTATAGATTTTCTTTCGGGCTTGTTTAATTTATTTAACCTTACAGCTTATGTAGATAATTTAGGTACAATAGTAGTAAGAACTTTAGATAGTTATTATGCAGCAAGCACACAAGTTTATAATATAGATAAATACCTAGATACCACAAAATCAACATCAGATGTTGCACTACCATTTAACAAAATAAATTTTAGCTATAAAGGTTTAGGAACTTTACTAGCAAAACAATTTAATCAACTTACCAATAGTGGATGGGGTAGTTTAGGTTTTACGTTAGCTGGTGATATTTTTGATGCACCAAGTGAACCATACAAAATAGAAGTACCATTTGAACATATGCAGTTTGAAAGATTGTATAATCAAGGTATAGCACCGCCACCCTCAACAGATGTACAATGGGGTTTTTCTGTAAATGAAAATCTACAATCATATATAGGTGAACCGCTTTTATTTTATGGAATACCTATAACAAATGGAACAAGTATACGAATAAGAGATACTGTTACAACAAACAATGTTGTAGATATTGATGATTATATTATACCATCAAATAGTTTTTCTATTGCAACATCTACAAGTAGGGTAAATATACATTTTCAAAATGAATTAAATGAGTATTTAGCAAACGAACCAGCCCCAGCTAACGCATTAGGCTTTACAGATACCTTATTTGAAACTGAATACAAAGAGTACATACAAGATGTATTTAGTTTAAGAAGAAGATTGTTAAAAGTAACTGCATACCTACCTATGAAAGTGTATTACAATTTAGAACTAAATGATTTAATAGAAATAGGTCAAGATAGGTATAAGATTAATTCACTAACAACAGACTTAACAACTGGTAAAACAGAATTTGAATTACTAAACACAATACTATGATTAAGAATATAATAGACTTGCTGCAAGTTGTTGATGGTGAAACTGAAAACATAAAGATAGCACAAGGAAAATATAAATTAGCAGAAACACTTTCAAGTGGGTTTAAACAAACAAAAAGAAATTTAAGATGGCGCAAAAAATAGAAGTAGAATTTGAGTTAAAATACAAAGAAGCCGTTAAGAATTTAGATGAATTCCAAAAGGAATATTCCAAACTTGAAAAGGAAGTTGTAAGTACTAATAAAAAGACTGCTGAAAGTTTAGATAAAGTAGAAAAAGGTGCAAAGGATGGGGCAAAGGGAATTAAGAAAGTTGGTATATCAATAGGAAACCTAGCCAAAGCATCTGGTATTATATTCTTGTTACAAAAAGCATTTGAATTTGTATCAAGTGCAATTCAAGAAAATCAAGCCGTAATGGATGGGTTAAATATTGTTTTTGATACTGCACAAAATGTAGTAAATCAAGTCTTAAACGTATTTGTAGATTTATTTAAAACTATCACAGAGGTATCTGGCAGCACTAATGCACTTGGTAAGGTAATTGATGGCCTTATAACATTATATATAACACCTTTTAAATTAGCTTTTTATCAATTAGTTACGGCATTTCAAGTAGCTAATCTTGCGTATCAAAATTTATTTGGTGATGATGCATCAATAAAAGCTGCTGGTGAAGCGTTAGTTGAAACTAAAATTAAAGTAACTGAGTTAGGTTCTGAATTTCTTCAAGCTGGTAAAGATGTTGTAAATAATTTTGGTGAAGCGATTACTGAGGTAGGAGAGTTGGGTGGTAGTGTTATTGAGGGGTTAAGTGAAGTTAGTGTGTCTGCTGCTTTTGAAACGTCAAAAACAAACCAAGCATTAAAAAAGTCTGCTGAAATAGCTGCTGCACAAAGTAGAATATTACTAGAACAATTTGATAGACAAGCAGAACTACAAAGACAAATTAGAGATGATGAAACAAAGAGTATAGCAGAAAGACAAGAAGCAAATAATAAGTTAAACGAAATACTTGACAAGCAAGAAGAAGAAATGACTAAAAATGCTCAATTAGTCAAAGCAGCAGCACAAGCACAATTTGATTTAACTGGTAAAACAGAAGATTATGTTGCAGTGTTAGATGCCGAAGCAGAAATACAAGCGGTTGCGGCAACAGTAACTGGATTTAGGTCTGAACAACAAGTAAACGCAAATGCATTATTAAAAGAGGGAACAGAATTAACAAATGCACAAGCAGAAAGTGAAAGTGCTTTAACTATTGCAAAAGAAAGATTAATAGCAGAAGACATAAAAAACGAACTACTACGTTTACAAGAATTACAAAGAATAGATGGAATAGAAAAAGAACAAGAAACAATAAGGCTACAAGCAATAGTAGATAATGCAAATGCTGGTACACAAGCAAAGATAGATGCTGAAATAGCTTTAAATGAATTTAAGCAACAATCAGATGAGCAAGATGTAGCAAGAGCAAAAGAAATATCAGACGCTAGAATAGAAATAACAAATAAAGAAGAAGCCGCAAAAAGAGCAGCATTAGAGGGTTATGCTGGTGCATTAAGTACCATATCTGGTTTAATAAGTCAAGAAACTGCTGCTGGTAAAGGTTTAGCCATTGCATCATCTTTAATTAATACTTATGCAGCTATAACAGGACAATTAGATGCTTTTGCTAAAGTACCAGTACCAGGTTATGCTATTGCACAAGCTATTGCAACAGGTGTAGCTGGATTTGCAGCGGTTAAAAAGATTGCAAGTGTTAAAGTGCCAGGCGGCGGCGGTGGTTCAAGTCAAACGGGTTCTATGCCTACAACATCTACACCACCAGCATTTAATGTAGTGGGTGCAAGTGGTGAAAGTCAATTAGCAGATGCAATAGGGGGGCAAACACAAAGACCAACGAGGGCATTTGTAGTAAGTAATGATGTAACAACTGCACAAGAACTAGATAGAAACATAATAGAGGGTGCAAGTATATAAATGCAAAATTAAAAACTAAACACGTTATATATTTATGAAGATAATAGAACTTATTTTAGATGAAGACCAAGATGATATTGGAGTAGAAGCAATTTCTATTGTAGAAAGCCCAGCCATCGAAAGTGATTTTGTTGCTTTAAAGAACCAAGAAATAAAATTAGCAGAGGTAGACAAAGAAAAGAAAATCTTAATGGGTGCTTTGTTAATACCAAATAAGCCTATTTACCGCAATGGTTCAGAGGGTGAATATTATATATACTTTTCAAAAGATACTATTGTAAAAGCATCTCAAATGTTCTTACAGAAAGGAAATCAAAGCAATTCAACACTAGAACACGATGAAGTATTAAGCGGTTTAACATTAGTTGAAAGCTGGATTGTAGAAGATAAGGTACACGATAAAAGTGTAAAGTACGGTTTAGATTTACCATTAGGAACTTGGATGGGAAGTGTTAAGGTAAACAATGATGAGGTTTGGCAGGAATATATTTTGACCCAGAAATGCAAGGGTTTCAGCATAGAGGGGTTCTTTGCGGATAAAATGGAAGCACCTAAAGAAAAGGTAGAAGAACAATTAAGTGAAGAATTATTAAGTAAAATTAAATCTATATTAAATAAATAATTATGAAAAGTAACATTGATAAAGTTTATAGCAAACTACCAAAAACAGAATTAGCAACACAAAAAGTAGAATTAGGTGTGGCAGATGATATTGCAAAAATGCAATCAACATTACAAAAATCATTATCAGATGCAGATGGTAAATTAAAAGAATTTAAAGATACTAAAGATGAATTTGCAAAAGCAGAAGCAAAAGCATTAAAGGTAAGAGCAACTGCAACTAAAGTTGGTGGTCAATATGATAAAATTATTGCATCATCACAAAAAGTATTAGACAAAGCAGAAAAGGCGGCAAACGATTTAGGTGTTGCACCGTCAAGTATAAAGGGTTTTAACTCATTAGAAGACTTGGCAGTTGATTTAGATGATAAAAGAGATGATATTGAGAATTTTGATTTTAATTTAGGTCAATAGTAAATGCAAAGAAACAACAAAAATAAAACTTTTATACCTAGTAGGACATCACCTATTGGGGGCAATCGTGCTTGTTTATGTTGGGATACCAATAAGTATTCTATCTCTTGTTGTGATGGTTCTATTCAAGCACAGGGCATTGGTGTAATAACAAGAACAGACTGAAAACGCAAATTTTAATTTAATAAACGTTATATAAATAGTATGAAAGCAAATGAAATGTTAAACGAAATAAAAACACTTTTAAACATCGAGGTTAAACTTGAAGAACAAAAGTTAGAAAATGGTACTGTAGTAAGTGCAGAAGCATTTGAAAAAGGTAAAGAAATCTTTATTGTCACAGATGATGAAAAGGTTGCAATGCCAGTAGGAGAATACATCCTAGAAGATGGCAGATTGGTAGTTGTAGAAGAAGAGGGTATCATTGCAGATGTACGTGAAGTATCTGATGAAGTACCAGCTAAAGAAGAAGAAACAACAGAAGATTTAAAAGAAGAAAAAGAAGAAGAAAAAATGATGGAT